TTTAGCATGTCCTGATATTCCGCCAACCATTTGGTGTTAGTCGGATCGCCGGGTCTTTCTGCAAGCAGGGCTTCCCTGTGTGCAATGTTTTCGCGTATCGCTTGGATCTGATCGGGCGATGAGATCCGCGATCCCTCGTCGAGATACTTGATGCCGGGGATGCCCTCGCCAGCCAATATCTTGGATGCTTCGCTGCCCTTCTTCCAAAGCCCGGTGTCGTAGCTCAGGGCCTTGTATAAATTCTCGCCAGTGTCCGTGCGACTAAGCACGTCACGCAGTAGTCCGTTGCGTGACCCTGCAGCCGACGCGAACACTGGCTGTCCCTGAACCGGTTTGTCCCAGTCCAGAAATTGAGATGGGTCGGCCTTGATGTTGACCTCGTAGGTGCGCGGGCCGACAGGCGCGCCGCTGGTTAGCAAGTCATGCTGCCGCTGGCGCGCCTCGTATAGCTTCATCATGTGCGGATCCAGTTCACCCTTCTCCGCACCTTGCCGCAGCTGATCCAAATTCCAGTTCGAGTATTCGATTGCCTTCTGGCGGTTGAAGCCTTCATTGCGCAGCACACCTGCCGCCGCTTGCTCGTCAGATGGCATACGCGACATGAACTGGTTCCAGTACTGCCCGCCCTGCCCGCTCACCGCCGGGTTCTCTGCGGCGTAGATGCCGTGGCCGTAGACCTGCGCGCCCTCGCCGGTGCCGATCTTCGACAGGTCGAACCGCTCGAAGTCGTGCGGCGACGAGTGGAAGGCGCGGATGCCGCCGCTGATCAGTTTCGCGATGGCATCGCGTGCGCCCATCAGATCGCTCCCGGTGGCCGCTGCATCTGCCGCATTCGCATCGCCTCCTGCCGCTCGTTCTGCCGCGATGCCATGTCCTGCTGCTTCATGGCGTGCTGGCTTTGCATCAGCGCCGCCTTCTGCTGCGCGGTCTGCATGTCGATCTGCGCCTTCTGCAAGGTCATTTGATGCGCCTCGCGGCTCTCCTGCATCTTCTGGCCCTGCACCGCCATGTCGACCTGCTGCTCCTGACCCTCGCCCTGCACCTTCATCTGCGCGATCTGGCGCTGGGTGGCCAACTCCCACTGCTTGTGCTGGTTCTCCTGCTGCAGCTTGGCCTGCGCGATCTGCAGATCCTGCTGGTTCTTCGCTTGCGCGGTCTGCTGCTTCATCTGCTCGATCTGCAGCGCGGTCTGCGCCTGCTGCGTCGCCGGGTCGGTGGCCTGCGGCTGGTTCGCCTTGTCCTTCATCTGCTCGACCAGATCGTCGATCGCGCCGTCTAGCGATCTGCCTGCGCGGAACGGCGCGGTCGCAAACTTCAAGACTTCGCCACAAAATTGCGCGGTCTTGGGATCGGCCTGTATCATCTGCGCGAGCTGCGGCAGCAGCCCGCCGAGCACCTGCGTGAACTCCGTCCGCCGCTGTTTCTCGGCGTCCTCGTCCGCCATGATGGTGCTGTCGGTCTCGATGTCGAGCGTGAAGGATTTCGCGCGCGTGTCCTTCAGGAAGTAGAGCACCTGCTCGATCGTGACCTCGTCCTGCAGCTGCTGGAGCTGCGTCATGCCCTGCTGCATCGCCTGTTGCGCTTGGCTTACGATCTGCTGCACCGGGTCCGACGGCGGCGGACCGCCAGAACCCGGTGCTCCAGCCGCAGCAGGTGGAGGGCCGCCCCCGACAGAAGGCGGCCCCTGCTGCGGTGGCGGCAGCTGGGCTTGGGGCTGCTGCCGTGCCTGCTGGATCTGCTGCATCGCTTGGCTCTGGATCTGCTGCAGCTGCTGCTCGATCTGCGCGACGTCCTTCTCGACCATCGCCTGCGTGCGCAGTTGTGTCTGCGACATCTCGACGATCGTCACGTCGTCGAATTTTTCGGTGATGATCTCGCTGGCGATCTCGACGAGGTCGCGCGCGACGCGGACCAGCTCGCTCTGCTTGTCGCGGATGCGTGTCGTTCCATACTGGTTCTTGAGCTGCTGGGCGCCCAATGTCTCATTTGGATCGGTGTCGCCGCGCATGATGTCGGCCATGCCGGTGATCTGATAGATGTCCTCGATGATCTGCTTTCTGAGCATCACCAGCGCGGTGATGGTCGATGCGATCATGTCGATCGGGATCCAGACAATGATCTCTTTCGTCCCGCCGAAGGCGGCCCAGTTAGAGATCGGCACCAGCATGCGGCCAGAGGTATGTGTGGTGACCGCGGCCTGCACCGCCTCGGCCAGCTCCGCGCCTCCAGCCGGGTAGAAGCCTTTCGCCTCCAGCGCGTCGCTCAATGCGTGAATGCGGCCGGTCAGCAGATTGATTTCATCCAGCTGGTCCTTGTACTGCATGACATCGGGGACAGGGACGAGGCTGCCACGCTGCAGCGTGCCGTACGCCGGTCTTGGACACGGGAAGTAGTTCTGCAGTTCGAGGTGAGGATCCGCCTCGTCGAGGATGTCCTCGCAGCCATGCGCGACCCAGATGACTTTCTTGTCGCCCTTGCTCCATATCTCCCAGAATTTTGCGCGCTCGCGGTTGTCGCCGCCGCCGATCTCCTTGGCCTCCTTGTCAACCTTGTACTCGGCTTGCTGGTAGGCGTCGCCAGAGTGCTTGCGAAACCGCTTGCGCGCCTCGCTGCGCGTCAGGTAGCTCGCCGCGGCGACCCATGTTACTTCACGCCAATTCGCCGAGAGCGAATGCAGGAAGTCGCGGCGGCCTTTAAAATCAATACAAACGCGCTCGGAGGCGTAGTGGCCGTCGCCTTTACTCTCGTAGCGACACCACGGCACACCGCGGCCGATCAGCGCGAGGTCGTCTCTGACCAGCTTCATCAAATCGTCGATGCGGATCAGGTCGAAGGCGACGACACAGCAACGCTCCATCACCTCACTGGCCTGTTGATAGACAGGTCTCCTGTCCTTGAATTTCGGTGTGACGACGGGCACCGGCGCGCTTGCGTAGATCGTCGGCTTGATGACTTCGCAATTGGCCCAGAACATCGCGAACTCGCGATCGCGGATCGCGCGCCCCGAGGTGGCGTTGGTGGCAAGCCGTTCGAGAGAAGCATAGACCTTGTCGATGTTGTCGCAGTGGTCGTGCCAACGCTCGAACGCGTCCTCGCTCTCTTCGAGCCGGTTCAGCCACGCCTTGCTTTTCTTGGCGGGCTGGATGTCGACGTCGAACTCCAGATCATCGTGCCGGACGTCGTCGCGATCGGCAGCTGCGGTGTCAGACATCGGATCGCTCCTTTGGTGCCAGCTGCTCGGCCTCCTCCAGCATTTTCGCCAGCAAGGATGCGGCGTTGCGCATGCAGGCGGCCATCCGCGCGTTGCCATACTGGTCCGACGCCTTGGCGTAGATCGACAGCTCGGAGACCAGCCTGAACGCCATGTCGCACTGCGCTTCGGTCATTTCGCCACCTTCCGCAGATATTTCGACTTGCGCCGGAACGGCACGATCTTGCGATCGGCCCTGTCCGTCATCGCAAACCAGTCGTTAAGGTCGCGCACAATGGCGTGGTAGACGATCTCGGCGGTGGCGAGCGCGTCGTCACTGGCGCCGCCCTCGCGCCAGATCGCCTCGGTCAGCGCGCCGGTCAGCACCACTACAGCCTCGCCGCGGCGCTGCGCCTCGACAATCCTGCGCGACGCCTTGCGCAGGCGCAGCGCGGCGCGTTTCCTGAAATACATCACAGCAGCAGCCCTCCGCGGCGGCTCTCATTCGGCGGCGGAATGCGCCAGCCGCTCTGTATTGGCTGTTTGACCAGCTTCAGCGGCGCCGGGCGCCAGCTCTGGCTCAAATATCGAAAAGCATCAGCTGGATTGGATGACCAGTCGTGCAGCGGTTTCGGCGTGAAACACTTTTTGTCATCGTCCCACTCTCGCCGGTATTGCTCAAGGGCGGAAATTCCGCCGTCCTCGCAGCGGGGGTGAAATACGCATAAGGGCAGCGTTCGTCGCACGGCGTTGATACCGTCGTCGATGGTTGCGAGCGGCACAAGTACCGGCTTAAGCCCAAGCGCAGACATGGTTTCAACGCGCGTCCTCCCTGATCCCCATTCCTTCACCTTGGCGTCGTGCGGCACATAGGCGCTGCCACGCTTCCAGCCGTGCTGTCGTTCGCGCTTCTCGATCTGTTCGAGATAGTGTTCGAGGCCGTGGCCCGATGCCGCGTAGTGATCGAGCAGCACCAGCTGCGCGCCTTGGCTCTGAAACCACCAGATGCTTGTGTCATCGCCGACGCCGAGATCCCAGCAAGTCTCCACCGCGCGATCGTCGAGCGCCTCGACGTCGAGGATGCGGCCCTCGCTGCGCACGTCGTGCATCTCGCGGCCATAGAAGGTGCCGAGCAGAGCCGCGTTAAAGCTACACATCATTTCCTGTTGGAACATCGCCGTGCCAGCGTCCTCGCCGTACAGCGATTGATACTCGCTCAGGGCTTCGGCAACAGCTTGGTGTGAGAGAGCAGAGGTATCGTCGACGGTGAGGATCTCGGAGAACCAGCCTCTTGTCCGGGTGGCGTGCTGGTAGAGCTGAAGTAGATGATTGCGTCCTCGGG